GGCCTGCTGGCGCTGGGCATCGCTCTGGTCCGCGCGGTCCACGGCGGCCCACTCGATGGCCGCGCGCTCGCCCAGCGTGAAGCGCTTGCGAAACGCCAGCACGCTCAGGCGGCGCGGCTGCTGCGGCACAGGCTCCGGCTCCACCGCGGCGGGCGGGACGAACTGCGCGCCGTCCCACCCCCAGCCGATGCCCACGCCCAGGGCCTGTTCCTGCGACGTGTCCAGGGGTTCGATGTGTTCCCAGTCGCCCGCGATCAGGGCAATGAATTCTTCGCTGGCGACGATGACGTTATGCACCGTGCCGCCCTTGATGAGTGCGTATTCCATGGCTTCCTCCCGCCTCATTCAAACCACCAGATGCGCACGAACCCGCTGCCGCCGTTGCCGCCGGCGGCACCCCATTGGGTGGTCTGGCTGTTCTGCGTACCGCCGCCACCCCCGCCTCCGGTGTTCGCCGCTGCATGGCCGCCCACGCTTGCATACCCGATGCCGCCGATTGCGCCGCCGCCGGCGCCGCCAGCGTTTGCATAGGAGGCACCTGGTCGGCCGCCACCACCACCGCCACCGCCGAATCCCTGCATCCCATCGCCCCCGGCGCCCACGCCAGCACCGTTGATGCTCTCGTTACACGATCCATAGCCTCCGCCTGTCGTGGCGGCGCTGACCAATGCCCCCGTGGCGCCAAACTTCGCGTTGCCTCCGGCGCCACCGCCGCCGCCGGCCTGGATGCTGCTGTTTCCGCCCATGCCGCCACTGCACCAGCCACTGCCTCCCGCACCGCCAAAGCTGCCGCCACCGCCGCCACCGCCCTCGATGTAGACATTGCCTATGGCCGTGGTGCCGCCTTTGGCACCGGGATAGCCCGGGCTCGACGCACTGTTGGCCGCACCGCCGGCACCACCGGCGCCGATGGTGATGGCAATGCCCGCCGTGCTTGCCGCCATGCCGATGCCCTGCAGCACCCGCCCACCGCCGCCCCCACCGCCGCTGCCGCCGCTGCCGCTAGCGCCCCCGCCCCCGCCGCCGCCGCCCACGCCCAGGAAATGGAACGCCCCGCCGTTCTTCACCATGGCCTGCGATGGGTAGAAAACACCGGAGGCGGTGAACTCGATCACGCGCAGCTTTTGGCCGGAGAACTCATACATCCGGTTCAGCAAGATATCCCTTGCCGCCCTGATTGCATCCAGCGTGATGACGTCCATCAGACTGCCCCTTCCGTCGCTTGCACCGATGCAAGCTCATCGTTTTGATAGGTGATGTCTTCGGTGCGCTTCCTGCCGTCGTATGTCGTCACGACCCTGGAGACGCGCCCGTTGCCGTCGTAGGTCACCACCGCAACGGCTTGCTTTCCGTCCACGGTTTGCGTGGCCTGCGCGATGCGGCCCAGCCCGTCGCGCACCAGGCTGACATTGCTGGGGCCGTTGGCCGGCCCCAGCCCCAGGTGGGGCGGCTTGAGCGTGACGGATGGGCCCTGCAGGCCATTGACCACGCCCACCTTGGTGTTGGACAGGAACGTAACCGTTGCGGACAGGTTCGCGGTGCCGGTCTGCAGCGCCGCGATGGCGGTGTTCAGTTCCTGCTGGCTGGCCTTGGTGCCCAGCGTTTGCGCCAGCGCGGCCAGGATGCCGTCCACGTCCCGCAGCGCCGCGCGCAGGCGCAGCACGTCGTCTTCCAGCTTGTTGTCCGGGTGCGGCAGCGCCATGCCGCCGGGGGTGCGATCGTCATGCATCACAGCACCACCGCGCGCAGGTTGGTCGCCCAGGGCCGGGCGTTGAAGCTGCCATGCACGGCCAGGCGCAGGCGCACGCCCGTGGCGTTGAGGTTCTGCAGCTCGTAGGTCAGCTCCATCACGCCGGCGGTCATCGGGCTCGATGACAGGTAGGGCACGTCCACCCACGGCGCGCCTGCAGCGTCGGTTTTGGCCTGCACCAGCAGCGAGGCGCCGCCGGGCAGGAAGGCGTCCAGCGTCACGCGCACCTTTGCGTTGGCGCCCGCGGTCAGCATGGGGGAGATGTAGTCGCCGTCGTTTTTGACCGAACCCGCCACAAGCTGGATGCCGGGCTCAAGCACGGCGGCGAAGCGCGTGTCGCCGCGCAGCCGGGCCTTGACGTTCACCGGGCCGCTGTAGCGCGCCGGCAGGTTGACGACCTGGCCGGCGGCGGCCTGCACCGTGTGCGCCATGCCGGTGGCGGCGATGTCGAACACGCACGACGCGGCGGCGCTGGGCTGGTGGGCGTATGCCTGCACGCACAGGTCGGTGGCGTCCACCACGTTCACTGTGCCCAGGTCGATCACGCGCTCGGCCTCGGTGTAGCTGGACGCCATGAGGCGGAACGTCAGGTCCATTTCCTGGTGCGCGGTCCAGGTCCGGGCGTTGGAGCTGGAGAGCATCACGCCCACCTGGTAGGGCTGCTCGGTCACCCAGCTTTTCGATTCCTTGTCTTCCTTGCCCAGCTCGGCCAGCGCCAGGGCCGTGGTGTCGTCGTCGGACAGGACCACGACGACATACTCACGCGCCGCATGCAGGGCCACCGGCGGCCAGGCCGCGAGCGTGGGCGTGCCGTCCGTCTTGATGTCGGCGGGCCGCAGGCGCGTCTCGGCCAGCACGCGCGGCGTGGGGTAGCCGTTCTCGGCCTCACGCAGCTGCACGATGGCGCCCGTGGTGCCGACTGCCGTGAACCACAGTTCGATGCCCGTGCAATGCTCCGCCTGGGAGAGGCTGAAAGTCTGCGCAAGAGGGTCGTAGGGGTAATCCCAGAAGATGAATACCTGCCCCATTTCGCGCTCGGTGCGCTCGCCCTGGCCGGTGAAGATGGTGGATGCGGCGCTTCCCCCCATGCCGCGGAAGTCCACCGTCTTGGCGCCGGCCGTGACGTTGGGCGGGATGCGGAAATTCCCACTCAGCAGCCCCTGTGCGTTCGCCACCAGCACGCCCAGTGGCAACGCCACCGGCTGCACGGGCAGTCCATCGAACGTGATGGACTGGAGCGCTTCGCCGGGTGGAAATTCCAGGTCGAAACGCACGTCGATTTCGCGCAGGTACTCAATCGCCGACGTTGTGCGGCCTATTTCCTCGTAGCCGGTTCCGTTCTCGGAAAGGCTGTCCTGGTTTGTGTTCCACGACGCCCATTTAGTGATGACTTTGGTAGTCCTGATGTCGCGCGTTTCGGTCCAGCGGTCCACGGCGGGCGTGATGGTCGCCTTGCACGGGAACGGCTCGAAAGCGTTGTAGGGGTTGACGCGCATGCTCCCCGTGCGCGCCGTCTGCGACAGCACCGCACGGTGCGTGTGCGCCAGGCTTTGCCGTTCGTGAATGTCGGTGCCGAGTTGGTGGACCGTGAACGAAATGGGCAGGCGCAGTGCGCCGGCGGCGATCAGCGCGGTTTGCGGCTGGCCCGCATCGCGCATTTCATCGCCCAGCATGGGGTCAGCGAACATCCCTTTCTTGATGCCCGAGTAGCGCCCCGCGATGTCCACCGCCAGCCGTATCTCGGCCTGATCTTGTGCCAGGCGCTCCATGAAAGTGCGGTAGTCGCCAAGTACCTGCATGGTCACCATGCGCACACCGTCCAGGTTCACGCGCCGCTGGGCGTCCCAGCTCTGGTACACGGACGCGATGGAGAGCACGCCCTGGGGAATCTGAGGCTCCAGCGGTTGCCAGGGCGCGGGCACGCCGCGCACCCAGGCGATGGTGCCCTCCCGGTCCAGCGTGAGCCGGTCGATACGGCGCAGCGCGTGGTTGTAGGACAGGTTCATGGTGGTGCCGGCCACGGCGCCCGTGACGGTGAGGCCGCGCGAGTCCACCCCCGTGGGCTCCACCACGGCGAAATACAGATAGGTCACCTTGTAGGTGCTGCCCGGCGCGGGCTCTGCGCCGCCCGGGCTCCAGTCCACCTGCCCGGCGGTCAGTTTGTAGTCGGCGTTCACGGCGTAGACGGCGGCACCCTGCTGGATTTTTTCCAGCACCTGCACGCTGTTGTCGGGCAGCGGGTCGGCCGCTCCGACGAAGCCGCCGTGCACCACGTCCACGGTGCGGCGCTTGATGGCGCGCACCTGGGGCACGCCCACCATGGGCCAGCGGTCGAACGTGATGCGCTGCGCCCCTTCGGTGGCGGACATGTGCGGTTCGCTGTCGATCCACTGCAGATCGGGCTGCGCGTTGTAGACGATGCGCCGGCTGCTGGGCAGCTCCATGGAGTGGCCGCCGATCCGGGCCGCACCTTCGGCCAGGTTGTAGACCTGCTCGCCCGTGGGCAGGTCGGCCGCCTGGCGCAGCTCCATGCCGCGCACGATGTAGTTGCTGCCGGAACTGTCGCGGTCGTAGCGGGCCAGCGCTTGCGTCACCGCGTCGATGTTGGGCGGTGCTTCTTTGGGGCGCACCCACCCGTCTTCCACGGTCCAGACGGGGAAGAACTCGCCCGCGGCCTGGGCATCCCCGCCTACGCCCCAGGCGAGCTGCACGCGCTCGCGCGCCGCGCCGGGTTCGCGGTAGCCATCGGTGCCCACCGCAGGGTTGAGCAGTGCGGGGTCTTCCAGCTCGGTGATGATGTCGCGGGTGAGGTACACGCCCACGTACACCACGCCCACGGTGGCGATGGTGAGCTGTGCCGGCGGCACGCCGCGCACCGCGCCGCCCACGTAGAGGGCGCCGCTCTCGCAGGTGGTCGCCCCCGTGGTGCTGTTGACCACGATGCTGGCGCCTTTGACGATGGAGCCCTCGCGGGTGAGCATGTCGGCCACGCCGCGGATGCGGGCATGCATGGCGCGCTGCAGCTCGATCAGCTCAGCGCTTTGCAGCACCTTGTCCGCGCGGAATAGGTGCATGTCGTAGTTTTTGGCCGGGTCGAAGCGGTCGTACACGGCGAGTGGGTTGGCTTGCGTCATGGCTAGAAGGGCAGAACGTATTCGTAGGTCTGGCGCGCGGCGCCGTTGCGCGTGAATGCGGGCACGCGCTCCAGGGCGTAGAGGCGGCCCGGGGCGGCGATCTGCGCGGGGGTGAAGTAGCGCTGCCCCACCGGCAGGCCGGCCACGGGCTGGCTACCGAAGATGACGCCGATCTCGCGCAGGGTTTCTCCTTCGGCGTCCCCGAAGTTGAAGGCGGTGCGCACGTACACCCACTTCGTGGGGCCGGCCACCACCGTGTACTTGCTGCCGCTGGGCAGCTCGACCTCGCCCGCAGGGTCGGGCTGCACGAAGCCCACGAAGGTGGCAAGGCGCCGTCCCACTTCGTGGGTCAGGCCGGTGGCGTTGGCGGGCTCTGGCTCGGGTTGCGCATCCCAGGCCGGCAGGCCCCGGCCCCAGGCCAGGTGCACGGGCTGGGCGGCCATGGCGACGGCCAGGGCAATGCGCCCATCGTCTTGCAGGGTTGCCATCAAAAACTCTCCGTAGCTTTGGATTCAATGAACAAGGGGCGCCAGCTCTGGCCGCCCCACGTGCCGTTCCATCCCTGTGGCTGTGGCAGCGCGGGCGGCAGGTGAGCCAGCACGGTGGCGGTGGCGCCGGATTCGGGCGGCGGCGCTTGCCACGGGCATTCGCCGGCGTGTATCAAGCCGGGCGCCGCGCGCTCGCAAGGCAGGCGCACGTAGGCCGGCACCTCGCTGGTGCGCAGCTCGCCCATGCCGCCGCTTTCGACAGCCATGACGCGCGAATCGAGGCGCCAGGCGTCGAGCACGGGCTTGTCCCGGCGCGTTACGCGCGCCATGTGGGCAATGGTGGCCATGCCCATGGGGTTGCCTGCGGCGATGGGGCCGACTTCGCCACGGTGCACCGGGCCGAAGCTGGCCTTGACGGGCTCGCCCGTCTCCACGCTGACCCATACGCCGGAGTCGTCATCGAGCAGGCCCTGGTCGAGCCGCTGGGCGCCGTCCAGGCGCACCGGGCGGCGGTCGTAGCCGTTGAACACGCGCCAGAACTGCACGTGGGCCGGCACGGTGGCGCGCACGACGTGGGCGATGCGGCCGATTTCTTCGGCGGTGGCGGGGCGGCCCAGGTCGATGTGCAGGCGCGCGCCGCGCTGGTCGAGCCTGGCGTTCGGAAAGCCCACCCAGGCCAGCGCGCGCAGCGTGGCGGCGGCGGTGCCACGCTCCATGAGCCAGGGCATGCCGGCCTCGATCAGCGCGGGCAGGTTGGGGAAGTAGCGCGCGAACTGCGCCAGGTTCCACTCGGCCGCCAGCCAGGGCGCGAAGGCGGGCGGCTCGCCGCCTGCGGCATCGGGGAAGGCGTCGGCGATACCGTCCCAGGCGGGCATGGTTTCGTCCACGGCACGCTCCAGGGCCGTGGCATTGGGCGGCAGGATGTGGCGGCGGCGTGCCGGCGCGGGCTGCACGGCGGTCATGGCTGCAGGCCCTCATCGGTCAGCCGCACTTCGCCCAGCACGGGGTATTCGTCGGCCTCCATGGGCGTGACCTCGGGCGGCGCGCTGGCGTCGGGGTATGTCACCTGGGCGATGCCTTCGGCGTGCAGGCGCGTGGTGATCCACGAGCGCGGCACGGCACGGCCCAGGCGGGCATAGGCCGCCATCTGCCCCGGCAGCGCGGCCAGGATGCGGGCCACGATGTCCACGGGCGCGCCCGCTTCGCGGCGCAGGCGCGCGGTGATGGCGATGGGGCGCGGGCGCGCGAGCGATGCCGACAGCTCCACGCCGAGCATGCACGCGCCGGGCGCGGTGAGCGCTGCGAGCACGGCGGCGCGGGTGGCTTCGGCCTGCGCATGGTCTACCAGCCAGAGCTGCACCACCACGCTGCCGCGCCACGGGCTGGTGGCGATGGCGTCATGCACGTTGAGGCTCGCCGTCATGGCGACGTACTGGTAGTGCTCGGCGGTGCCGTTGCCCGCCAGCGCGGCCACGCGCAGCAGGATGCGCTTGCGGTAGCGCGCATCGGTCTCGCCGGGCAGGCGCGGCACGCTGTAGAAGGCGCCCTTGTGTTCGAGGTCTGCGCCCTGCGCGTAGGCGATCAGGTGCGCGCGGGCGGCATCGTTCACGCGGGCGCGGTAGAGCAGCTCGCGGTAGGCGAAGACCTCCATGAGCTTGGCCAGGGGTTCGCTTTCGAGGTCGAGCACGTCGGCGGCCTCGGGGTAGCGCGCGATCAGGTCGGCGCGCTGGGCGGCGAGGATGGCCTCGAAGTCCAGCGGCTCGACCACGCTGGGCGGGGGCAAGGTGGCGATGTCGAGCGTCATGCGCCGCCCCCGGTGGCCACCGGCACGGTGAGCGTGAGCGGCGCTTGGCGGCGGTAGTTTTCGCGGGTACCGGTCAGTGTGATTTCGCAGCGCCCCGGCACGTCGGGGTCGCGCGCCATGGTGATGCGGGTCAGCCGGATGCGTGGCTCCCAGCGCATCAGCGCGCCCGCCACGGCTGCGTTGAGGCGCACGCGCGTGGCGTCGTTGTCGGGGTGGTCGAGCAGCTCGGGCACCAGGGAGCCGTATTCGCGGCGCATGACGCGCGAGCCGATGGGGGTGCTCAGGATGTCACCCACGCTCTGGCGCAGGTGCTCCAGGCCCGTGATGGCGCGGCCGGTGTGGCGGTTCATACCGGCTCTCCCGATGTGTCTTCGCCGCGCTCCACGTCACGGTGGCGATGGCGATGGCGGCGCAGGGAGATGTTGCCTGCGAACACGTCCGGGGTGCCATGCACGCCAGCGGCATCAATAACGAGCGCGCCGCCGCCCGCGCGCAGGGTGATGCTGTCGCGGCTCATTTCGATGGATGCGCCGCCGTTCACGCCCAGGGTGATGCCGCGCTCGACCATGGCCTGCAGCTGGCCCGTGGCGCTGTCGTGCTCGAAGAACTCGGCGTCGCTCCAGTCGGTGCGGCTGGCTGTCGGGCTTTCGCTGCCTTGCGCCATGGCGTCGCTGTAGATGCCTGGCAGGGCCACGGCATTCAGCAGGTCGCCGCCTGGCGCGATCAGCATGCACTGCTCGCCCACCACGGGCGGCCACCACTTGCGCCCGCTACGCCCGCCAGCGCGGCCGGCGAACCACCGGACCCAGTTGGTGGTGAGGTTGCCGGTCTTCACGCGGCAGCGCGCGGGCTTGCCGTGGCGCACTGCGGCGATGGTGCCGAAGCGCACGATGTTCTCCAGGCGGCGCAGGATTTCATACGGGCTTTCGGGCTGGGCAATGGGCGATTCCATGCCGTTGATGGTGCCCGCGCGTGCGCGAAAAGTCGCGCAGCCTACGCTGTGGCTGCGCGCCCTACATTTTTAGGCTCCAGCGCTTTCCCAGAAAGCGCTGGCAGCTATCTATCTAGTAGCAATCTGGGCCTGCCCGATACGCCGCGCCAGGCTCTGGCTGCACGCCGCCGCCAGTTGGGCCAGCTCGGCATTGCTGGGCGAGAGGGCCGGGTCGAGCACATAGCGCGGCAGCTCGGCCATGCTGGTCACCAACTGGTCGCCGCGCACTGGCTGCACCTGCGGCGTGCCCGTGGCGGGCGAGAGGGTGAACAGCCAGCGCGCGCCGCGCCAGTCGGTGTCGCGGCCCGCCATCACGGCGCCGAACACGGCACGTGCCGCCTGCTCGGCCATCGCTTGCGCCTGGGCGTAGGCCAGGTTCACGCGCTCGGGCGTGTGCGTGGCCTCGGCCAGGGCGGCCTCCATGCGGTTGAAGGCGTCGATGTAGGCCAATTTGAACGCCAGGGCGCGCTTGCCGGTGAAGCCCATGGCCAGCAGGGTGAAGCCATCGCGGGTGAGGATGTAGGCGGGGCGCTGCTCGCCTTTCGCGTCCGTGTATTCGACCGCCTGAAAATTCAGGGCGTTGAAATCAGCGGGCGAATCAGCCATAAGCGCCTGAATCGACTGCATCACGTTGTCGTGCCGCTTGCCGAAGTGACGTGCCACGTCATTGCTGGTGGTGGTGGGCTGGCCGCCGATGACGGCGAGGATGGGCGCGGATGCGCGGGAGAGAGACAGGGCCATGATGGGCCTCCAAGGTTCCGGTTGTAAAAACCGTCGCCCAGACGCCAATCAGGGCGGCGGCTCGAACAGGTTGGCGTACCGGGGAACCTCGCGGAAACCGGCGGGCCTTGCGGCCCCCTGCCCGAGCCGCCAAAAAAAGGGGCACGAACGAAAAAGCCGCAAAACTGCGGTGGTTTGCGGCTTGGCCGCGACATTCCTTCAGGACGCCAATCCCGGCTGCGCCTTTTTCGTGCAGCGGGCGCAGTGTAGCACCGTATATCGTTGTGTTGCATGAATGTGAACAAATGACTACATTAACACCCATGTACACCATCAAGCGGTTGCCCGAGTTCAAGCAGTGGATTGACGGCCTCAAGGATGCGGTCACTCGGGTGCGCCTGAACAAGCGGCTTGAAAAAGCGCAGCGCGGGTTGCTGGGCGACGTGCAGCCCGTGGGCGATGGCGTGTTTGAGATGCGCGAGTTCTTCGGCCCCGGCTGGCGCATGTACTACGTGCAGCAGGGCGACGTGCTGCTGGTGATGCTGTGCGGGGGCGACAAGTCCACCCAGCAGGCCGACATTGCCCGCGCCCTTGCGCTGGCCCAATCACTGAAGGAGAACGATCATGACTGCGAAGATCAACGTAGCTGAGCTGCCCGAGTTCGATATGGCGGAAGAACTCAAGACCGAGGAAGACATTGCCATCTACCTCACGCTGGCGCTGGAAGATGAAGACCCCGCAGAGTTGATGCACGCCCTCAAGACCGTGGCCCGCGCGCGCGGTATGACCGAGGTGGCCCGCGCCAGCGGCGTGACGCGCGAGGCGCTGTACAAGGCGCTGCGCCCCACGTCGCAGCCGCGCTTTGACACCATCATGAAGGTGATTCACTCGCTGGGCTTGAAGGTGAGTGTGCAGCCTGCGGGGCACGCCTGATTTCGCACGCCCGCTCATGCGCCCGCCAGGTGCGCCAGGATGCGGTCTTTCAGGCGCTGCTCAAACCCATCGGGAAAGCCCAGCAGGGGCCGCTCGGGGTAGTCGTACGCTGGCCCGCCGGGCTTGACCCTGTCGCGCAGGCCCAGGTGGTGTACGCGCGCAATGCGCTCGGTGCGGCCCAGGAACTGCACCACGGCATCAGCACCTTGCGCGCTGGCCTGGAGCTTCTTGACCATGCCCAACATCATGAGTTGTGCGCGCCGCCGCTGTGCAGCGGTCGGAGCGCTCCCGTGCTGGGGCGACATCTTCTTGATCATGCCCTCTCTGAGCATGGTACGAATAGCGCCCGCTTCCTTGTCGTAGCCGATGACGCGGTCACCTTCACCGCGCCAACTGGACATTTCAAGTTCACGCACATGGCCATCGCGTGCCTTGTATATCCACCGGATAGGCTTATTGGGCTCACGGGTGCTTTTGCGTGCCTCCCATTTCTCGCCATCGGGGCCGCGCTGCGCGCGGATGTTGGTGGCGTTGACGGCGCGCAGGTCGCGCGCCACTGCGCGCGCGAGCTTCGTGCGTTCGCTGTCGCTCAGGCGCTGCAGCAGCGGCGCCAGCCATGTTTCAAGGCGTTCGATTTCAGCCATGGGCGGTTACCTGGGGTCGTAGTCCCACTCGGCTACCTTCTCGCCGCGTATGAAGAACTCCCAGTGCTCGGCCTGGAGGATGTCGAGCGGGCCGGGCGGCTCGGGCTTGTGGATCAGGTTGAGCCCGCCCGGCGTGCCATCGCGCGGGCGGGCCAGCACGGCCTCGGTGAGGTCGATTTCCAGCGCGAGATCCACGGTGGTGGTGCTCAGGAAATCGACGTTGAAGCGCAGGGCGTTGGCGCGCCGCTCGGGGTTGTCGAACAGCTCGGGCTGGTTCCGCCTGGCCCACAGCAGCAGCGGGGCGATGATGGCGTCGGCGTGCCCGGACCAGTCCAGCACGATGAGCGACAGCGTGTAGCGGTATTCCCAGGACAGCGCCTTGGTGCCGGTGTTGATGATGCTGCCCGTTTTGATGACCATCGTCATGCGCTCGGGGTCGCGCGCCAGCTCGGGCAGCGCGGCGGTGAGCGCGGCGTGCAGGCTAGCGGGCTTGAGCATGGCGGGCCGCCTCGATCAGTGCGCGGGCGCTGTCGTACCGGCTGGCGCATTCGGCGCCGCGGGTGCGGGCGTCGTCAGCGATGCGCGCCAGCGCTCCCGCTCTGTCGTCAGCGCGGCGCTGCAGGTCGGCGAGCAGATCGAGGGGGCCGGTGTCTGGCGCGCACTGTCCGGCAGCGGCGCGAGCGACGGCGGCGGCACGGTGGGACTCGATGTATCCGGCAAGGTCGCGCCGCATGCTGTCACGAGCAGCGGCAGCGCGGTCAGCGTCAGCCATGACGCGGCGCGTTTCGCTGGCGTAGGTTTCGGCGACGGTGAGCAGGTCTTCACGGTAGGTCCCTTCGAGGGTGCGGTAGCGGTCGGTGAGTTCGCGCGCCTGGCGCTCGCTGCGGGCGGCGGCGGCGTTGAACGCGGCGACGGTTTGCGCGTGGTCGCGCTGGGCAGTGTCCAGGCGCAGGGTTTGCTGCCCAGCCAGCAGGGCCAGGGCCGCGCACAGGGCGGCGAGCAGGCGCGTCATGGCTGCAGCTCCATGCACTGGGCGTGCCGGCGCTGCTGGCGCAGCCATACGCCCTTGCAGCCCTTGGGCCCCCAGTTGGCCGGTTCGCGGCAGTCGCGCCCGGCCTGGAACCGCCACTGCAGCAGGGCCTGGCAGGCGCCCACGTAGTCGCCGCGCAGCAGCCAGGTGCGCGGCGATTGCGGCCGGCGCCAGTTGCCTATGCCGAACTGGCCCACGAAGTCCTCGTAAAGGTCGAACTCGCCCTGGTAGAGCAGCACGCCAGGCAGGCTGGCCTTGAACCGGGCTTCGTCCGCGCCGTGCAGGTTGCGGGCAAGCTGCTCGGCACGCTGGCGCGTGATGGGCGGATCGGACAGGCGCACGGGCGTGCCGTCTTCGTAGCGGGTGGAGCCGTGGCCGATGGTGGGCACGTCGCCCGCCGTGGGCACGTAGGGCCGGTGCAGGACCTGGCCGTCAGTGCGCACGGTGGTGGGGCCGGTGCCCTCGCTCGCCACCCAGGTGGCAAAGCCCGCGGCGGACATGGTGAGCGCGGCCACGGCTACGCGCACTGCAGCCTGGTTCACTTGCATTGCGGGCCCTCGCTTTCGCTTGCCTGCCGTGCCGTGCGGTCCTGCCGTTCGTTGTTCCACTTCCAGGCCAGGTAGCCGATTTGCAGCACCAGATACAGGATGGTGAGCGCTGCGGCGGTGTGCGTCATGGTCCAGCTGTTGGCCGCCGCATCAACGACGACGGCCACCGGCGGCGCCGCCTTGCCCGCCTCCATGGCGGCGGTTCTGACGATGTTTTCTTTGTCCATGGTGTTAGTCCCACAGGTTGATGGTGGGCCGGGTGGCGGTGGTTTCTGGCTGCGCAAGCTCGACCATCAGCCCGGCGGGCAGGGTGGGGCCGCGCCGTGCGAGGCCCGGGTTCCTGGCGAGCGTTTCCTCGACCACGCCGCGCGTGGTGCCCAGGGTGCGCCATGCCAGCGCGTCCAGGGTTTCGTGCTGGTGGGCTTGCGCCGTGATGCTGGTGGCGGTGCGGCTCATAGCAGCTCCGCGATGACGCGCGAGGTGTCTTTCAGGTCTGCGATGGCCCAGCGAAGACGCTGGTTGAAGCCGTCCACGCGGGTGTCGAGCGCGGCCACAACGCGGGTTTCCTTGCCCGCGCCCTGGGGCAATGTGCTGATGTCCCGGTAGGCTTCGGCGAGCTGTGCCTGCACGTGGGCGTAGATGGCTTGGCGGTACTGGCGCACCTTGACGTTCTCGCCCGCGATGCTGTCGGCCGGCACTTCGGCCAGGGTGGTGCGCCCGGCCAGCAGGTGCGCGGCGCGCCAGTCCCGCAGCTCGGCGTTCACGGCCCACATGGCGTCGGCCACGGCGGCATTCAGGCGTGCGGGCGTGACGGTGCCGTCCAGGCGGATGTCTTCGCGCAGCTTGGCGCAGTCGATGGCCGGGAAGAAGCCGTCATTGGCCACCGCAGGCTCGGCGCCCTGCACTGGCGGGTTGGCAGTGGTGATGAAGGACATGGTGGCTCCAGGTGTGGCGGTGGCCCAGGGCGTTGGCGGCGGGCGGGTGGCCCGCGCCGTGCCCTGGGGCCGCCACGTGCGTGGGGTTCGCTCGGGTTGCAGCGGCTGGGGGGTGTCAGTCCTGTTTTTTCAGGCGGCGTTCCAGTCGCTCGATGTCTTTTTTCACGCCGGTGCGCGTGTCCAGTTCCAATGCGCGGGCGAGCAGGGGCAGGGCTTCGCGGCAGGCCTTGAGGGGGCGGGCGTTCATCTCCACGTCGTGGCTGCCGTGCTTGCCCAGGATGGCCCAGCCCGCCGCCTTGTAGAGCTTGGCGCGCGCCTGGTCGGGCGTGTCGGCCCCCTCTGTCAGGGCGATGGCCTGGGCGGCGGCTTTCTTGGCCTCCAGCCCGGTGAGCTTGCCGTTGATGATGGCTTCGGCCACTTCGTCCTGCACGATGGTGGGCAGGTTGCGCTCGTACCTGTCGGGCGGGCGCATGCCTGCGGCCAGTGCGTATTCGGCAATGTCGAGCGCGCGCCCGTGGTTGCCCGCGTCGATGTGCCACACCAGCACGGTGGCGATGACTTCGTCTTGCGTGCCGGGGCGGGCGTGCAGCACGCCGTCCACGTAGGCGTCGTACTCGGGCAGCATGGTGCGCTTGGCTTCGATCTTGCGCTCGACGCTCTGGATGTCCTTCAGGCGCAGGCGGTGCTGGTGGAGCTGGGCGAGCTGCAGTTCGTAGGCGGTGCCCACGGTTTGGCCGTGGGCGTTGGCGGCCTGTGCCTGGGCGGCCTGCTGCTCGGCCAGGCAGCGCAGGCGGTGGCGCTGGGCGGGGGTTTGCGGCATGGCCTACCTTCGCGCCGTCAGGCCTGCAGCTCGATGTTTTCGAGCAGGCAGGCTTTGCCCAGGTCTTCGACCACGAAGGCGTCGTTGCTGCTTTCGTAGGTTTCGATGCGGTCGCGCTTGGGGTTGTCGATCAGCGCGCGACGGCGGGCGCCGTCCTGGTAGTAGATGGACAGGTTCTTGAGGCTGGTGATGAGCACGGCCCCTTCCCGCATGTAGGGCGCGGTGACGGCTTGCAGGCCGCCCAGGCGGCGCTGGCTGCGCACGATGTCGGCGGCCAGCATTTCGGTGGGGGCGCTTTGGCCGTCCACCAGGGGGAACAGCTTGTCGTGCATCAGGCCGCGGCCCACCACGGCCACCAGGTCGGCCGCTTCGGCGTGCCAGGGGTCGAGCAGGCTGTGATAAGCGTCGTAGACCAGGCCGTCGAGGGTGGCGTAGTCGGCGCCCGCGCCAGGGCCGACGACGATCTTTCCTGCCGCTGCGCCCTGGACCATGACGCGCTCGGGTGCGTTCTCGCGCAGGTACTGCAGCCAGCCCTTGTTCACGTCCTGCAGCAGCGGGTTGGCTGCGCGGTCAGTGTCTGCGGCCACGCTGGCGCCGTTGAAGCCGATCATGATGCGGTCGAGCGCGCAGCGCTCTTGGATGGCGCGCGAGACGCGCAGCTGGAAGTCGGGGAACTTGGCCCAGGTGTCAAGCGTGACGTATTTGATGTGCGTGTCGTAGTTGGTCTTTGCGCACTGGTAGCCCAGGCCCGCCAGGCTGGCGGCGTCGCGCGTGTTGCGGTCACCGTTGGCGGTGTTGGTGCGGCTGGCGATGGGGCCGTCCACGCCTACGCCGATTTTCTCGCCCTGCATTTCGTTCACGGGCATGACGTTGATGGCCCGCAGGAAGCCGCTGTTTTCCTGGATGCGGCTTTCGAGCTTCTGCTGCACGGTGGGGGCCACGGCGAACAGGTGGGCGGCGCTGGGAACGCCGTTGATGGTGGCGATCTGTGCGGCGTAGGCGTTGAACAGGGCGCGGGTTGCGTTTTGCATGGGGTGTTTCTCCGGGGAATGGGGGTCAGCAGTCGGCCAGGGCGGCGCCTTCGGCGCCGGTGGCGGCTGGGCGCTGGGTGGGGTTGCCGTCCTGCTTGGACAGCTTTTCCGTGAGGGCTTTGAATTCGCCCTGCAGCTTGGCGAGCGCGGCCTCGCTGTCGTTCGCCTTCTTGGCCAGCTGTTGAATGGCGGCATCGGCCGCGCCCAGCACTTCCAGCGTCTTGACAGCAAAGGTCCCGTTGGTTTCCGGCGTGTGCTTGGGCGCGACGATGCCGCGCAAGTTGTCCAGCATTTCGCTGAATTTGGTGAGCAGCCCGTTGGCGATGCCTTCGGCATCCCCTTCCAGGCCCAGGTCGGTTTCGAGTGCGGCGGTGAACAGCGCGCCCTCGCTGTGCTTCTTGCCCTTGAACGGGCTGGCGTCAGGGTTACCGGCGGCGAACTTGAGCACTTCGGTGCCGAGGCTCGCCGGGCTGTCCGTGACGCCCAGGCCCGTCATGTACGCCTCGCCCGTCTTGGCGAAGTTGGGGTCTACCTCGATGGAGGTGTAAATCTTCTGCTTGGCCTTGTTCATTGCCACCAGCGCGGGCAGGGCCTCGATCTGCGCGAACAGGGCCAGCTTGCCGTCTTCGACCTGGCGGGCCTCGACCGCCAGCACGTCGCCCAGCGCGGCAAAGGCGCTGTCGGGCGTGATGCCGCGGTAGTGCTCCAGCCAGATGCGCGCACCGTAGGTGGCGGGCTTGTAGTTCTTGGCCATCTGCTCGATCCAGGCGCGCTGGATTTCGCGTCCATCGGTGGTGGCGCCTTCGGTGGCGACGCGGAAAAACTTGCTGGGCATGTGCGGCTTTCGTGCGGTGAAAGTTGATGTGCCGCTATGGTCGGCCGCCGCGCGCCGGGCCGCAATTTGTGCGCGCTGTGGCTGCGCGCTTCACATTTTTTGTCCCGTGCTTTTCGCGCGCGCGCGGCCGACACTGCAGGCCATGAAATTACCCCCGCCAGTCCGTCCAAGCCGCAAAAAGCCTGCTGCAGCGCTCGCGCCCAAGCCCGCGCCTGCTGCCGTTGATGACGGTGGCGCGGGTCTGCGCCGCGATGCGCGCACGCTGTACTGGACGGGCTGGCGGCTGTCGCATATCGCGGAGCACCTGGGCATTCCGCGCGCAACGCTGCACGGCTGGTGCAAGTCCGAGAAGTGGGCCGAGGCATCGCCCGCGCAGCGCGTGGAGGGCGCGCTGGAAGTGCGGCTGGCAACGCTGATTGCCAAGGATGCGAAGACGGGCGGCGACTTCAAGGAAATCGACCTGCTGGGCCGCCAGTTGGAGCGGCTGGCGCGCATCGGAAAGTACCAGCAGTCGGGGCGCGAAGCGGATCTGAATCCGGCCATCGAGGCGCGCAACGCGAAGCCGAAGAAGGCGCCCGTGAAGAACTTTCTCTCGCCCGAGCAGGTGGAGAAGCTCAAGGCGGCATTTCTCGATTCGCTGTTCGACTACCAGCGCGTGTGGTGGGAGCAGCGCGATCAGCGCACTCGCGCCATTCTCAAGAGCCGCCAGATTGGCGCGACTTGGTACTTTGCGCGCGAGGCGCTGATAGACGCGCTGGAGACGGGGCGCAACCAGATTTTCCTGTCGGCCAGCAAGGCGCAGGCGTACATCTTCCGGCAGTACATCCGGGCCTTCGTCTTCGAGGTGCTGGGGGTGGAGTTGAAGGGCGATCCCATCGTCTTGGCCAACGGCGCGGAGCTGTACTTCCTGGGCAGCAACGCGCGCACGGCGCAGGGCTACCACGGCAATTTCTACTTCGACGAATTCTTTTGGGCGCAGGACTTCGAGCGGCTCAACAAGGTGGCCAGCGGCATGGCCATGCACAAGAAGTGGCGCAAGACCTACTTCAGCACGCCCAGCAGCATCCAGCACCCGGCCTACGAGTTCTGGAGCGGAAAGCGGGTCAAGAAGAAGCTCAAGGTGGATGTGGACATCACCCACGGCAAGCTGGCCGGCGGCTTCACGGGCGAGGATCGGGTGTGGCGCAACATCGTCACGATCCTGGACGCGCTCGATGGCGGCTGCAATCTGTTCGACCTGGAAGAACTGAAGCTGGAGTATTCGGACGCGGAGTTCGCCAACCTGCTGATGTGCGGGTTCGTGGATGACTCGTTTTCCGTGTTCCCGTTGTCGATGCTGCAGCCGTGCATGGTCGATAGCTGGGATGTTTGGAGCGACTTCAAGCCGTTCAGCCAGCGTCCGCTCGCCTGGGCGCCCGTGTGGGTTGGCTATGACCCGAGCCACACGGGCGATGGCGCGGGCCTGGTGGTGGTGGCGCCGCCGGCACGGCCTGGCGGGCCGCTGCGCGTGCTGCACACGGAGCAGTTCCACGGTGCCGACATTGAGGCGCAGGCCAAGGCGATCAAGGCCATCACCGAACGGTTCAACGTTGTGAACATCGCCATCGACACCACGGGCATGGGCATTGGCGTGTACCAACTGGTGCAGAAGTTCTTCCCGGCCGCCAAGGGCATCAACTACAGCGTGGAGGTCAAGACCATGCTGGTGCTCAAGGCGCTGCAGGTGATGAAAGCCGGGCGCCTGGAGTTCGATGCGGGCAACCGTGACCTGGCGGCGAGCCTCATGGCGATCAAGCGCGAGATGACGGCCAAGGGCCGCAGCGTGACCTATGCGGCCGGGCGCGGTGGCGACGTGGGCCACTCCGATCTGGCCTGGGCGCTGCTGAATGCCCTGAGTTTCGAGCCCCTTGAAACTGGCACAGAGCTGGCCAGCACGCAGGGGCAATCCTTTGTTGCTTTCTCCGACTGAATATGACCAAGCGCAAGCGCAATCGCAACACCCCCGCGGCTCCGCACCCGGCCCCCGCGCCATCGCCCCAGGCCCCGGCCCAGGCTTTCACCTTCGAGCTGGGCGAGCCGGAGCCCGTCATCGGTGGCCGTTCCGCACTGCTGGAGTATGCCGAGTGCCTTGAGTGCGGCGACTGGTACGAGCCGCCCGTGAGCCTGGCCGCACTGGCCCGGCTGTTGCGTGTGGGCGCGCACCATGAATCGGCACTGCGCTTCAAGGTCAACGTGCTGGCCAGCACGTTCATTCCGTCGCAGTGGCTCAGCGCCGAGGCGTTCCGCGCCTTCGCGCTGGACTTCATCGTGCTGGGCAACGGCTATCTGGAGCGGCGCCGCAACCGCCTTGGCGATCTGCTGGAGCTGCACCACGCCCTTGGCAAGTACACGCGCCGCGGCATCGAGGACGGGCGGTTCTTCTTCGTCACCGACGTGCAGGACCCGCATGAGTTCCCGCGCTTCGACGTGTTCCAGCTGCGCGAATCGGACATTCACCAGGAAATCTACGGCCTGCCGCCGTACCTTGGCGCGTTGCAGTCGGCCATGCTGAATGAGTCGGCCACGTTGTTCCGCCGCCGCTACTACAACAACGGGAGCCACGCGGGGTTCATCCTCTACGTGACTGACCCGGCGCAGTCCCAGGGCGACGTGGACGCGCTGCGCGACAGGCTCACGAAGACCAAAGGCATGGGCAACTTCCGCAATGTCTTCTACTACGCGCCGAACGGGAAGAAGGACGGTATCCAGCTCATTCCCATCAGCGAGGTGGCCGCCAAGGACGATTTCCTCAACATCAAGAACGCCAGCCGCGACGACGTGCTGGCCGCCCACCGGGTGCCGCCGCAGCTCATGGGCATGCTGCCCAACAACGTGGGCGGCTTCGGCGACGTGGAGAAGGCCGCCAAGGTTTTCGCCCGCAATGAGATAGCCCCGCTGCAGGCCAGCATGGCCCACGCCATCAACACCTGGGCCGCCCGGCCCGTGTGCGCGTTCAAGCCCTACGTGCTGGATGACGCCCCCGCCGCGTAACCACGCCTACCGCCGCCCCATAGAGCCCGCCACGCGCGGGCTTTTTCGCACCCACCTCTACCCCTTCCCAGGCCGCCGCAGGCCCGTAGCGGCCCGCCTGACGCGCCCCTGCGCCCCTGCCGCCCCCCTGCCCCCCCGGCCACGAGCCCCCCCCCACCCCCATCCACCCCCGCGGCGCGCCGTCGAGACCCCGCCGCGCCCCCGGGCTTCATGCGTCGTTTTTGTCGGCACTGTCGGGTCTGGCGCGCGCCAAGCGTGGCGCGGGCTTGCGCCCGATTCCTGGGGGTGTTTCATATGTCGGGATTTGACGGGTTTCGCTGCATAGGATGCATGTCAGACTTTCTCCCCCAAACACGCCCGCCAGCAAGCCAAATCGCCCCGCCAAGCCGCTCAAAATCGTTGGCCTATAGCGTGGCCCATAAAACCATGAAACAGCGCTACAAGCCGCATGAATCCTAGGCCCTGGAATTCCTCTCCCTTCCGCCCCCATCCCCCGTCACACAACACCAACGCGCTTTTTGGCGGCTTTTCCGCGCACGTTGACCTAAATAAATCAATGTGATACGCCGCGTTAACTGGTGTTATATACAGTATTTCGTCAAACGCCATGCAATAGGTTTTCATGGCCACTTCATCGTTTTTTGGCCGGTAGGATGAAGCCCATGCCCAGCAGGGTGAAACCGTCGCGGGTGAGGCGGTACAGCTTGTGCTGCTGCGCGCCGGTTTCGGGCAAGGTGTAGTACCCCTGCGCAAA